CAGGCACTCGAAAAACTGCTCGCGCCCCGCTCACTACCCACCCCCACGCCCACACCGAACACCACTGATCTTAGTGGCTTGACCGGTTCAGCGCGATTGAAGGCGATCAACGAAGCGAACGCCGCTAAATAAGGAAATACAAAATGGTTCAGACACTTACTGAATACGCAAAAACCTTCGATGAGGCGTCCACACAGCGGGCCTTCATTGAAATGTTCCCCGAAAACGTGGATTTCATGGGCGAACTGCCTATGGTCACAGCACCAGGTGGCGTCTACCGCTACCAAGAAGAAGCCGCTTTGCCGGACAACATGGGCTTTCGTGCGATCAACGAAACACCCAGCGAGGGCCACGGCCTTCTGAATGATCGGGTAGAGCAAACCTTCCCAATCGCCGGTAACATCGACACAGACCGTGTGCTGATCAACCGTCACGGCGCAGGTCGCAAGACAATTGATCAGACAATGGCGATCAAGCGCAAAGCCAAGATTTGGGCTGACACCTTCATTGATGGCGACAATCAGTCCGACGCCCGCGAGTTTAGCGGCATGAAGGCTCGCCTGAACGCTGTAGGTGGCTCCACTGACGGGACAAACTACCTGAGCCGCATCTTGGCCAACTCTGCTGCTTCTGGCGGTGGCGCTCTGTCTCTGGCCCAGCTGGACCGTGCGATTGGTCTGGTTGAAAAGCCCAATGCAATCATCATGCCAAAAGCGATCAAGGATCGTTTCGCAGCTGCTCAGCGTGATACTGCCATTGGTGGGTTCATCACCTTGGACAAAGATGAAATGGGTCGCCAGATCATGCGTTACGGCAATCTGGAAATCTACTGTGGCTATGGCGTGACGCAATTCGGTGAGTTCCTACCCTTCACCGAAGTTGCTGATGGCGGCGGCTCTGCTGTCACCTCGTCCATCTACATCGTCCGCTTTGATGAATCTGGCGTTGCCGGTTTGCAAGTTGCCCCAATGGAAGTCAAAGACTTTGGTCTTCTGGAAGATGGCGTCCACCACCGCGTAAACATCGAACACGACACTGGCATGATGATCCCTGATCCATTCGCTGCCATGCGCCTGTCTTCGTTGACCAACGCTGCAATCGTGAAATAAGGAACCTTTGATATGACAAGTAAAACATATGCAATTGATGCGGCCACCGGCCTAATCAAGCGGGAACTGGGCTTGGCTGCACTAACAGCCGACGCCTATGTTGGCACCCAACAAGATCAGGGCGCCGCCGCAATCACCGACTTCGTGGCCGTGGTCAATGTCGAAAGCTGTAAAGTCTCGGCTGGCGATGAAACCTACCTCTTGCGCGTTATTGGCTCGAATGTGGCCGACCGCTCCGACGGTCAGGTTCTTGGCACACTGGAACTCGGTGACGCTGGAACCCTGCCGATTGAAACGGTCGATACCTTGGCTGGCGATCATCGGGTAATCCGGTGCCGCTCTGAGATCAACGATACCTCTTTCCGGTATCTCGATCTGCACCTTGATGTGGCGGGTACTTCCCCATCCATCGGCTTTGGCGCATTCTTCTCGAAGGAGTTTTAATCCATGCCTAAAATGGTAACAATCGGTGCTGCTCCTGGTTACAAGCCAGATGGCAAGGGGACAGAGAAGGCCCTGCAAATCAAGGCATATGGCCTTATCAAAGACAAGGGTAACCTCGTTGTCTCCTATCAAACGGCGATTCAGAACATCCGTAATTCCAAGGGGATGTATGAACTCAAGGAAGCCAAGGCTGCTCCGGTAGCTGTGGTTGAAANGAAGCTCGAAGATCGCAGCNTGGATGAACTCAAGGTGATGATGTTGAGCCTTGGCGTGAAGACTGAAAAGCANATGANNAAGACTGATGTCATTATGCTGATCCAGNAAAAACTGGATGAAGTCGAGATCACCGAGGACGAAGAATAACCCAGCGAGCAGTCCTCCTAAAAGGAGTTGGGTTTTTGGGGAAGGCGGGCTTCGGCTCGCCTTTTCTGTTTGTGCATTGGCTGAAACGGTTGCGGAAACGAATATCCGCGCATGGCAACACAGTTTTCACTCCTTGGCATCATGAATGCCGCGCTCCTAGCTCAAGGTCAGGAGGAGATCGTTATCGAGAATGACGGGTCTCTGGAATGGCGCACCCTGATCCGTAATTGGCCCGTTATTGTTGAGGCCGAACTGGAAGACGGGAAGTACAACTTCACCAAGCAACAAAAGGAACTTGTCACCAGATCGGATGGCAAGTTCGGCTTTGATGATGCTTTCCTTGTCCCGTCAGACGCCCTGCATGTTCGCCGCCTGTGGCTGGATTCGAATGGCACCCGTGTATCGACTGACTGGACCCAAGATGGCTCCTACGTCCACCTGAACTGCCCTGACGGGTGTTGGGTCGAGTATATCGACGTTGCCGGTGTTGATATTTGGTCAGCCAATTTCACGAAGGGTGTTCAAAAGAGCCTTGAGGCTGTGATTTCACGGGCAATTAAAGAAGAATACGGCGAAGCGAACAACTTGGATCAAGCCGCTGAATATCACTTTGGCCGCGCTCGTACCATTTCCTCACAATCCAGAAGCCCGACGCCGCTATACAAGAAAGGCCCGATAGCCTCCGCCCGTCGCAGAACAGGTAGGTAGCCGTGGCCCGCAAAAAACAGTCAATCATTCAGCGCAGTTTCAGCTACATGGAGATCCGCGAGGACTTCCTTGAAGGTGACGATCTGGACGTTCGGGGCGCATCATTGCGAGCTGCCCAAAATATGAAGGTTCTGGCCACCCGAACAACCGAGGCCCGCCCCGGTACGTTCTACATGCGCACAATGATGGATGCCGAGGATGTCATTGAAATCCGTCCGGCAAGTGGTCTGACCTATGGCATGATCCTGAATAATACGTCGCTGCAAATTATCGACATATTTGGCCGTGTAATTCACACCGAAACATCAGTTCCTTGGGCTGACGCCGCGTCCCTATGGGTTGAGAATTTTAGATCAGAGATTATCATTGGTGACGAAACCGCTGGCATGATGATCTTGGAATACGACAGTGGGTCATGGTCATTCACCACGTTCGCATTTATTGGCGCAGCCGGTGGTGAGGCGGCCCAGCCGTATTGGGCATTTGAACTCAACACGACAATCCAACCATCAGCCCTCACCGGCACCATCACCGTCACAGCGGCTGATCCAATCTGGGTTTCTGCCTATGTCGGGCAGCGCATACGGTATGGGCAGCGCGAAATTATGGTCACTGAGAAGATCAGTTCAACGGTCTTGCGTGGTGATGTGATAAATCGGCTGCCGCCCAGCTTTCGTGTCACGGTGGAGGATTCCACAGAATACCGCGTTGGCGAGGCTGTTATTGGCGCCGACACCAATTTTCAAGGCNTGGTCATTNCAATAAGCGGCTATGAAATTGACGTTATCACGTTGGAGTATTTTGAGGGTCCGGATGTTGGTGAGGAGTTTTCAAGCCCAGGCGGATCATCCGTGATTTCAGCCAAGGTAGAGATTTCTCCACTGGCAAGCCCGATCTGGGACGAACCGCTTATGTCCCCTCTGAGGGGCTACCCACGGTCTGCTGGCGGCATTTCAGGCCGTATGGTCCTGATCGACTTCCCACAGGTTCCAGACCTCATTGCGCTGTCTTCGTCCCGCAGCATCAAAGACTTCAAGGTTGGGGCCAGCGATGATGATGCAATTGTCAGGCAGGTTGGTGATGGTAAGCCGCGGTGGCTCCATGCGGTCAATATGGGCGACCTTCTGCTTTTGTCGGACAACGGCGTTTATTTTGTTCCGGCACGAGAGAATGGCGTTATTTCACCGTCCACATTCAACACGGTCTTCATTGATGAAGTTGGCGCCAATGAGATTTCACCGGTTAAGGCGGATGATGGCGTCATTTTCGTGGAATCGTCCGGTGAACAAGTTTCGGCGGCAATGCTGGATGCGAATGTGATCTCGAAATGGACGATCAAACCACTGACCACATTCCACAATCACCAGATAAAATCACCAAAGAAGCTGTGCGGCCCGTCCCTTGGATCAGCAGCGGCCGAGAAATATATGTTCGTCGTGAATGGGGATGGAACCCTTGCGGCGGTTTCATGGCAGGGCAACCTACGGGATGAAGTCGTTGGGTTTGCACCGTGGGACACTGAGGGGCTTTTCGTCAATGTGTCGCCCATTTTTGGCGGGTATTGGGCTATTGTGGATCGGGTTGTCGAGGGCGGCACGGTTCGTTTCTTGGAGCGGTTCTCGGATGATGCCTATCTCGATTGCTCTGTGGAGACTGATGGCGCATCCGAGACCGAAACGCTATGGGTCAATGGCGAAGAACTCTATGTGAACGGCACACCTCTTGCGGTTAGAATACCCGCTCTCAAACATCTTCCAGGAGCAACCGTGACCTATTATGCGCGGGGATGGGACGGAGGCGACCACGTTGTAAATTCGGATGGCACGGTCACTGACGAGCCTGAAATTGTCGGGTCGCGCCAGATCGGGTTGAACTTCCAGTCGAATGTCTGGGTATGGCCAATTGAGCAAATTGAAAGCCCGCGCATTGGGATGCTCACAGCCAGAACAATCAGAACAAGCATTTCCGTCCAAGGCACTCTGGGTTTTCAGGCCCGCCGAAATGGAGCAACTGACACGGTTGGAGCCTATGGCTTTGGCGATGATCTGAGCCTGCCACCTGTGCCGAGAACGAAGGTCTACCGCTTTGCCGTTTACGGGAACCGAGACCATCCCGAAATCGAATTTACGAAACACCGCCCTGGACCATTTAGGGTTTTATCAATTGGACAGGAGGTTCAGATCTAATGGCTGATCCAGCANCAATGGCCCTTGCATTAANNGCTGGCAGCGCAGCCGCTACCGGCATTTCTGGCTTTNCGGCCGCCAAGGGCGANCAAGAACGCGCCAAGGTCAACAGCTTCATTGGCCGGACAAGGGCACTCCAAACGGACACCACAGCCCGTGAGGGGCTTGAAGGCGAGCTTGGCAACCTACGCGCAGTATTGGGCGCCAACGAGCAAAAGGCGGGCGTAGGGACGCTTGCAATGGTTGATGAGTTACGCAGCGTTCGTGACCGAGATCGCCGTATTCAGTTCGGGGCGCGGATGTCCGAAGCCGCTGATTGGCGCATGGCCGGTAAAAACGCTGGCGCTAAAGCAACTGGCTCATTGGTTGGTGGAATGATTAAGGCGGGGCCGTCCCTTTTCGACCTTTATGATCTTAAAAAGAAGGAGTAGCCTTCATGGCGAAGATCAAGAAAATAGTCCGAGGAAACCCACTTTCTAGTTTCCGTCAGGTCGCACCGGATGGCGGTGGGGCCTTTCGTCTTTTAGCGATGGCGATGAATGAGGCTTATGATCGGGTCGAGCCGGTAGCAACAAAGCAGATGCAGGATCGCGGGACTGAATTGGGCCGCTCTGAGGCGCGTAGGCAGATCGGTGATCGTGCGCCAACCTCACATTCCACCAGCGGAGACCAGACCCTTGATCTAATCAGAGGGTTTGAGGGGTTTAGTTCGAAGGCATACTGGGATGTGAACGCACATCGTGCTGGCTATGGTTCCGATGCGATTACAGACGCTGGCGGGAACGTGCGTAGCGTTAATTCTGGTGACACGGTATCCAGAGAAGATGCTGAACGTGATCTTAGCCGTCGCATTAATTCTGAGTTTGTTCCAATTGCGCAAAGAGCGATAGGGGCTGATCGGTTCAATTCATTCAGCGAAGGCCAGAAGGCCGCCGTGACCTCGATTGCCTATAACTACGGCAAGGTTCCAAGCCGTATTCTGAGCGCCTTGAAAACGGGAACCCCAGAGGAAGCGGCGGCGGCAATTCGTAGCCTTGAAAATGACAATGACGGGGTGAATAGTTCTCGCCGGAACAAGGAAGCTGACCTTTTTGGAGCACAGCAACCAACCGTATCCACCAGCAATGTCGAGCCAACCGTTGTTCGCAATTCGGATGGTGAANTGGAAAGCCGGNTGTATTCGCCGTATTCCGGTCCAATCCTGCAAGCCCANAACGCGGCNGCCCAAGTGGCGTATCAATCNGAAATGCTCAATNAGGGCGCNATTGATNTGATGCAAATGTCCAACGAGTTCCCNCTNAACCCCGATGGGTTNNATCAGGCGGCAAGGGGCTATGTGGACAACATNGTTGAGCAAGCNCCGGATCAATTCAAAGCCGATCTGCGAAGCGTCCTTGAAAGCGAAACCCNNAANCGGGCAACNGGNATGATGGTCGAGCGTCAACGCGATATTCGTGCCCGTGCCAACAATTCATCCCGCGCCCTTATGGAGCGTCAATCGACAGCACTTGCCGAAGCCATCGCGTCCGGTGATGCTAATGAGATAGAAGCGGCCCGCCTGACGCTTGATGGCACCCTACAGGCCCGTGAAGCCCTTCCAGGGGTGGCATGGACCGAGGATCAGTCCGTCAACGTGTTCCTCAAGGCTCAGGATGCAGCGGAGCGGCTCACAGCGTCCCGTCAGAAGGCCAAATCAGCCGAATACAAAGACATCTTTGATCTGATCATCAANTCGGCTGAAAACGGNCGGACTGCCGAGGGTGAGGATATTCTGTCCAATCCTGATGCCGTTGCCTCAAACCCTGAATTGGCACGGGAAGCCGCGGCGTTCATTTCATTGCGCGATAACATGCCCTCATTCTTGCAAATGGCTCCACAGCAACAAGCCGAGGCATTGGCCAGCATTGCAGAGGGTACGGTATCCGAGGAGTGGGAGCTGGATGTGCTGGCGGCCGCAACGAAGGTGGCGAAGGCAAATAAAATGGCATGGGAGGAAGACCCCATGAAGCGGGCAGGGGAGGTTCTTGCTGATCCGCCACCACCATTGCCAGACATGTCACAAGAAGACCCGCAGACGTTTATCACGGCCCTGTCTGATCGTCGTGAGTACGGCAACAAACTGGTTGATGGCGGATATACCGACAAGGCTGCATTTTTCACCGAGGAAGAAGCCCAAGGCATTGCGGCGATGATGGGCAAAGAAACCCCGCCTGAAATCCGTGCGGCAATGGCGGGTGCTGTTGTGGCTGGTTTTGGGCCAGATGCCGTTCGTGCCTTTGAGGAAATCAATGCCGATCCCGTCACCATGTTCGCTGGCAAGGTCATGGCAGTGGGTGGGCGACCAGCGATAGCGGCCGAAATGCTACGTGGCCAACAAATCCTTGATGAAGGCATGGTGAAGATACCCGCCAAACTGACAAGCAAGGTTGTATCACCAACGATTGCAGGGGCTTTGCGGGGTATCCCGAACGAACTGGCAGCGCAGAAAGAATTGATGGAGGGCGCTAAAGCCATCTATGCGTCCCGTTCACAAGGGCAAGAGTTGGATGATGATCAAGCATCCGAGTTGATGGAGGCATCCATGCAG